GTAAATTGTGAAAGACCTCTACCATCACTTGTTATTGTTAATTTTGTTGTTGCCGCTTCTGAAGCACCAGTCATTAAATCTAAACTTGTTTTATTTACAGATGAACTAAAATCAGTTTCTGCTCTTGCTTGTATTGCTCCAGATACTAAAACTGCATCTGTTCCTGTTCCTTCATCTGGTGCTTGAAATTCTATTTTACCTATGACATCATCTGCCGCCATATCAGTTTCACCTGTTTGTAGTGTCAATATAACAGGTTTATCATCAGCAGTTGCTGTGTGTTTCAACAATAATCCTTTGTCAGCATTATGAATTAGTCTTACTTCTTGGTCGTTACCAAACTGTATTGTTCCACCATCTGCTAAAAATAAATCTGACCACTCTAATGAAGCAGATCCTAATGCCTGTCCATCAGCACTTGAAGGTGTGTTTGATCCAACTGTAGAGAAAGATATAGTACCACTTCCATCAGTAACTAATGCTTGACCACTAGAACCATCAGATAAATTAAGTTCTGTTACTCCAACAGAATTTGCACCTGGTGTGATTGTTCCCACACTCTTTGCTTGATGAACAACATAAATATTGTTTGTGCCGCTAGGAGGTGCACCAGTAAACGTCAGTGTTGTTCCAGAAACAGTGTACGCTGAATTAGGGTCTTGTCTTACGTTCCCAACAAACACCTCTAAATCTAGTGTCGAACTTGGTGCTACATCTAAAGTAAATGCAGTTGTGCTTCCATCACCATTAAACCTCTTACCTACAAGAGATTGAAAAGTATTCTGTGTATCTATAGGATTACCTACATATGCCATCTTATGTTATCTCCATTATTGACACGCAAATGTCCGCAGCACCAGATGCTGCCAATGATAGCGTATCTGTTGCTTCCATTACTACTTTATTTCCGCTTAATAGTTCTAGAGTTCCGCCAACAGGTATGGGTGCATTAGTAACTAACTCAACCGCTTGGTTGGCTTCGTTATTTGCTCCTGCTCTGCTGGAAGTATCTGAACTTAAAGTAACAGATGCAGTGATCTGTCCAGTTGTTGTGTTACCTACCATAATACCAAGAACTACAGTTGTTGTAGAACCTGCTACTGTATAGATAACATCAGAACTAGTGACACCTGCTTTTGTTACTACTTTAAAAGTATTAGCCATTTATCCTCCTATTATCCTAATGCGATTGCTAAAGCTGTAGGGTCTTCACTAGAAAATCCTGCACTCGTTAAATATGTTTTTAAATCTGTTAATGCTACTTGTTTCATAGTACCTGCATCATTGGTAACTAATCTATCAGCATCCGCTAAAGTTGTAGAAGTTGCTGATGTGTCTCCATCCATTATATTAAGTTCTGTTGCTGTTGCAGTTACTCCATCTAAAATATTTAATTCTGCTGCTGTTGAAGTTACGTTTGTTCCACCAATATCAAGAGTAGTCATTTGCACTTCGCCAGTAACTGTTAAATTACCACTGCTGTCTAATTTTAAACCATTACCAGAACCTACTGTTCCACCAGATTTAATAACTAAATTATCACTATCTGAATCATCAACAGCAATGTGAAATTTATCTGCACCTTGTGTATCAAAAATTATTGTAGGGTCGCCAGATGCTACATCTATTTCAAAAACACCATTAGTATTTAAATTGCCACCTATGTTAGCAGCACCTGCTGCATCTATTTGACCACTTAAAAACAAATTAGTAAATCTTTTAGAACCAGTAGTACCAAGAGCAACATCATCATCTGTAACAGGTTCTAAAACACCATCTTTTAAAACTATTTGGTCTGCACCTGCCGCTCTAAATATAATATTATTATCAGTAGCAAAATCAATATCGTTGTCAGCATCTCTACCAACAACCAAACTTGTATTTGTTATTGAAGTAATACCTGTCTGTGCTGCGTCTACGTTTAATGTATTGGTAGATAAAGTTACACCTGTTCCTGCTGAGAAAGCAGTTTTTGACATAGCTATTGCAGCAGAAGAATTTATGTCTGCGTTAACGATAACACCACTACCTATAGCAGCAGTGCCACTTGAAATTGTTATGTCTCCACTAATACCACCTTGAACATATGTAGCTACTCTAGACATGGCAGCTTTTCTTTCTGTTCCTCCAGCACCATCGTCAACTATTATTAAATCTGCATCAGCAAGATCAGCACCTATATCAGTAGCACCATCTATTTCTAAAGCACCTATATCTACTTTACCAGCTGTAGAAATAGTTGAAAGTTTTGAATCCGCTATACTACCAGCCAACATTGCGTTGGTAACAGAACTATCTGATAAAGAAGGTGAAGAGAACATATCGTGAACCTCATCACTACCATCAACATAAATTATTGTTTTTTTACTTGTTGGTATTGTTACTGTTGCACCACCAGAACCTGCTGTGCATATAACAGAACTATCTGAACCATTATTAATGTAATAAGTTTTTTGTTTGTTAGGGAAAGTTATAGTTCGTGTTGTACCTGGAGAACCTGTAAATTTTATTACAGCGTGTCTTCCATTGTTGTCTGCTGTTCCGTCAGCAAAAGCTAAAGTAACATTACCAGACGCAACACTAACTTCTACATATCCACCTATCGCATCATCAAGTAAATCTATTAGTTGTTCGTTGAGTACGTCACCCCAACTTCCAATATTTTCACCATCTGCCTGTTTTACAAATCCTAATTGTGTATAAGCATTAGCCATTTAATTTGCCACTCCTGTTGTCCATGTTTCGTCTCCATCTGATGTTGTATCTATTAAAGACCAAAATTTTACAGTTCCTGTAGAACCTGTTCCTGTTATTCCAGTTACAGTATTTACAGAAGCTGTTCCTGTTATATTTGCAGATAAGTCTGCTAAACTTAATCTAAAATTATCGTATCCAACTTGATTAATTAAAGCACTACCAGATGCTTCTTCAGTTCCTAATGCAAGTGTTGCTGCTATACCTGTTTCAGTTAAAATAATTCCATCATTCCAACCATCATCACCATACGCACCTGCGTTCCATCCACCAGTGCCCTCTGCCATTAACTAATCCTAATTAACGCTGTATTGTGTGCTGCTGTTGGAAACTGAACTTGAAAAGTTCCGTTAGATGATGAAAAATCAGAACCAAAATCTAAAACTGCTATTGCTGCATTTGATTTACTATTGTTATAAATTAAAGCTCCTCTTGCAGTAATAGTAGCAGAACTGAAAGTTGGGTCTGCTGCATCAAAAAAAGCAACTCCGTTTGTTGTATCTAATGTTACTGATTGACTTGAAAGAGTAGTTCCGCCTGCTGTGTAACCAGTGCCAGATACTTCATTAGTAGTTGTGTAAGCAGTAGTTGATGCATCTAAAGTTGCACTTGAAGTATACAAAGCAAGTTTAATAGTGTCACCACTAGTTCCTAAGTTTTGTGCTCCATCAAGACAATCTTGTTTAAATACGTTAGTTAAAGTTTGTGTTATTGCCATTATAATCTCCTATGTTCCCATTTCTTTTAAATAATTTTCTCCCATCACATTTGCAGGAGCTGTGAAGTCATCTCTTCTTCTTCTTCTTGCTTGATTGTTTATAGATTCAACAGCTTGTTTATATCTGTCTGAATATATAACATAGTCCTCTCTACTCTTTGTAAAAGTAGATGCTTCCATAAGACAACCATACAAAAGTAAATCTTGTGCGTTTTCTGTTAACCAGTTTGTAGTATTAGTGCTAGAAAGTTCTGCTAGTCTTCTAGAATATGTCATTTCTATTCTAAGTGCAGCACTAGGAGTTGGTGCAACTAATATTGCAGTGTCACTATAATTAGACCAATACTTTGGTGTTCCAGTGGTTGCAGAGTTTTTCCAATAATCATAGATAAACTCATCTGTTCTTTTTTCTAAAAATACTCTTTGTGAATCAGAGTTAATAAGTAAAAAATGAAATATAACTTTTGCATCTGCTGGTTTACTTACAAACCTATCTCCAATATTAAATGTAGAATTTACTGCCTCATGAAAAGCATAAGGGTCTACATCTCTAGATATTCTTTGCTCTGCTAAAGATATAAAGTTTGCAGTTTCATCTGCAAATTCTGTATTGTCGTTTTCCATCCAATCTTTTATATCTTGTGTAAGAGTAGAAAAAGTCATTGTTGCCATAATTACCCCACATCATCTATTAGTGCTGCAACGATTACATCTGCACTTGCATCACCAGCATCACCTATGTCAGCACTTATTGCATGAATATCTGCTACAGTTGCATTTGGTAATCTACAAAACCAAGATTGTCCTGGTCCTACAAAAATACCATCTGCTAAATTAAAAGCTGCTGTGCCTGCATCTATTGAAATAACTATACCATCAGCAGTGCTTGTATTTTTTACAAACAAAAATTTTACTTTGTCTGATGTAGCAACAGCTGTTGGTGCAGTGTCTTGATCTACTGCTGTGTAATCTATAAAATTACCTGCAATTAAATCTGCACTTGTTGTAGTTACACTTGTAAGTTTATAATACCATTTGTCGTTTGCATCATCTGGCGTTACAATCATTGAACCATTAATAACTTTAGCTATTTCATCTGGAAGTAAAGTTGCTTTTAAAGTTATTGTTGCGTCATCAGCCATTATTTCTTACCTTCTTTTTTTAATCGTTCTTCACGTTCTTCGTATTTCTTTATCTCCTCTGGAGATGGTGTTCTTATGTATCCCTTTTTAGGATTTCTAACGATAGCCATTTTAATAGGCTTTACAACTGCGTCTGCCATATTATCCTTTTGTAATTTTAAAACTTAGACCTTGAACAGGCACTACTACGTTTTTACTTTTTTTGTTCGATGTTGAAGTGTTTCCATAACTTACCAGTGAATCTATACTGTCCAATATGTGAAAGGTTTGATCCAATATCTGCATAGATTTTTCCTCCGAGCTTTTGCCATCTTCTTGAGAAAGCGTAGTCTTCTGATAAGTATCTGCCATCTTCATCCTTCATTGTATCAAAAAACAAATATGTGTTTTCTGAATTAAATTCTTTACCATTTAGTATTTGATCTGAAACATATTTTAAATCTTGATATGCTTCTTTCATCTTAATTAAACATTCTCTTTTAATTAACATAAAACCTGTTGCTGCATCTAATACTTCAGCAAAACCTTTGTCTATGTTTATCTCACCTTTGTTTGCAAAATTTAAAACATAAGGATGACATAAATTTCTGTAATCTTTTTCATTTTTAATTAGCTCTGGCATCATGTTCCAACTAATTAATTTCATAGGATAAGGAGCACAGATAACATCTTTATCATACTCAAAGTATCTTTTTAAATTATCTGGACTAAATCCTATATCTGCATCTATAAACAATAGATGTGTAAACTTTTCATTATCTAAAAAATTAGCAACCAAAGTATTTCTAGCTCTGGTTATTAATGACTCTTGTCCAAGAGTTTGTATATTTAAACCTATTTTATTTTCTAAACAAAAATTTTGTAGTTCTAAAATTCCATGAAGATAATCTTCTGTGAGCATACCACCATAACAAGGTGTTCCTACAAATAATTCTATCTTAGCTGACACTTACAGATTCACTACCTAAACTTGCACTTAATGTCAAGGCTGTAGCGATTGGTGAAGCATTTGCAGATGTAAAAGTAGATGTTATCTTCCTATCTGCACTTGTTACACCAAGACTAGCTAGTAAAGAACTTACTGTTCCATTTTCTAACTGATCTGATGGGTCTAGTTTTTTTGGCGGAGACGCATCCTTTAATGCTTGTGGGTCTGGTCTATGCTTTCTTGGCGTAAGTTGTGGGTGTTTACTTTCATACTCAGACTTGTGTACAAAAGAACCATTCCATTCAGTTTTCATTTCACTGTATGGATATTCCATCCCACTTCTATCAGATATCGCTTTTGCATATTTACCTGTTGCGTAAGCCATCTAAACTCCTATTTCTTTTTTCTATTGTGTGCCTTTCTAATGGCATCTTTACCTTTTTTAAAAATACTTACTACTTGATTTTTACCCATAACTTTTGCTCTTTGTTCACCAACAGTTAGTATCTGTATTTTTCTAGCAAAAGGTTTGTTAACTTTTTTTACTTTTGCAACTGTCCTTCTAGCATCAGCAGGTGTGCTAAATTTTATTCCTACTGTGTCACGAGGATTTTCATCTGTGTATAATCTTCTACCAGAGCCTTTTGGTTTT